AGAATATGGTGCACAGTTTACAAGTTTTGAGGGTAGGGTTTATCCTTTTGATAGGAATCTTGATGTCGGTTACTATCCTTATAATCCACATCTTCCTACTTTTTGTAGTATTGATTTTGGGTACAGGATGTGTGCTGTGGGATGGTTTCAAACGTATCGTGTCAATGGACAATGGCATATAAATATGATAGATGAAATAATACACGAAAAAAACATAAAAACAGATGAACTGACTAAAATGATTAAAAGTAAAAGGTATCATACAATAAAGTATTATGGTGACCCTGCAGGGTTACAAGCACAAGGACAGTCAGGAGTAGGAGATATAGAAATTTTTAGAACTAACGGAATTGTAGTGAATACTATAACAGACAAACCTTCAAGAAGTATTTCGGCAGGAATAAACCACGTTAGAAGTTTTATAGAAAATGCTAATGGTGAAAGATATTTACATTTAAATAATAATTGTACGGGAATGGCAGAAGATTTAGAGGGTTATAGATACCCTGAAGCACAAGATGGAAAACCACTTAAACAAGAACCTATCAAAGATGGATATCACGACCACTCTTGTGATATGATTAGGTACTTTTTTATAAATCATTTTCCAATAAAAAATAAACAAATTAAAGTGAGGACAAGATAATGATTCAAGATATTATTCAAGAAAGTTTAGAAAATTTAAAAGTATTTAACCATAAAGAAAGAGAAGGTTATGTAAATAAACTGCTTGATTACTATAATGGCAACAATACTTCACAATATATTGCAGATAAATTTGATTTAGAGGCTTTTAGAGAAGTTCCTCCATATCAAGCAAATATTACTAAAAAATTTATAAATAAGATGTCAAGAGTATACACAGTAGGTGCTTCTAGGAATGTAAATAAAAAATATAATTTTTTAACTAAGTTAAAAGACACAAAAATGAAACATATAGAGCGTATGACACGCCTTATAGGTACAATAGCAACAAGAATTGTATTTATAGACTCAGATACTCCTTACTTTGATTATCAGCCTGTATATTATTTTCATCCTTTTTTTGGTAATGACCCATTTAAGCCTGTTGCAATATCTTATCCTTTAATGAATTATACAGAAGATTCATCTAAATCAGACTCAATGCAATATATTCATTGGAATAGTGAACAATATATAATTTTTGATGAAGAAGGTGATATTTTAGAACAAAAAGAACACGGATATGGTGTTTTGCCGTTTGTTTTCAGCCATAGAGAGCACCAAACTGATAGTTTTTATGTAGAAGGTGCAAATGACATAATGAGTGCTAATGAACACATAAATATTACTATGACAGAGATGCAACTTGGTTTAAGGTTTCAAATGTTCGGACAACCTGTAGTTACAGGTGCTGATTTAGGTAATAGACAAAGATTTGGTTCAGACGTTATATTAGAGTTGCCATCTGATTCTAATTACGATATTAAATCACCATCAGGCGATATAATCAAGGTTATTGAAAATGTTAAGTTCCAAATGGAGCTTGTAGCACAAAATAACCACTTATCTGTACAGTTTGCACAAGATGGTGGCGAAACTCCTAGTGGTATAGCTTTAAAAATTAAAGATTTAGAAAGTTTTCAGGATTATCAAGACGATTTAGCACTTTTTAACTTATATGAGCATAAAATGTACAATATAGAAAAAGTTTTAGCTTCAAGTTTTGGAATAAATTTACCAAATGAATTAAAATTAGACTTTAATGAACCTCAATACCCAATGACTGTACAAGACCAAATAGCTCTTGACAATCATAGGTTAAGTTTAGGCTTAATGAATAAAGCAGAATTAATGGTTGAATACAATAAAGACTTGACTATTGAGGAAGCTAGTGCTAAATTACAAGAGAATCAGGAAAAAGAAAACCCACAGCCTGAAATACAACCAGAAATAGAACAAGAAGAAGTAGAAGATGGAAATTAAAATTAATAAATTTATTTATTTTCGTAATTTAGTTAATAAATTAAAAGACAGAGGTACTTTAGAAGATGTTAGAAACAGCGTTAATGAAAAAATAGCTGCAGCTTCACGAAGATTTATTAAAAATGGTAAGGTAACACCTGAATTAGCTCCTATAACAGTAAAAAAGAAAGGTTTTGATACACCTTTGCTTCATAAAGGTGATTTAGTCAAAAGTATAAGAGCTACAAATAAAGGTGTTACATATAATAGCGTTGGTGGGTTACATAGGTCAGGAACAAAAAAAATGCCACCAAGAGAATTTATAGTATGGTATGTTGATGAAAACGAAAAAACAAAAATTATTCGTAATGTTAAACGTGATTTAGTCAAAACAATAAATGAAGAACTAAGGAGAAAATAATGAGTGAAGAAGAAAAAATAGAAATATTACTTAGAAATGTAATTAATATGCACGAAAAACTCAATATTTTAATAGACTATATAGCAAAAGACATAAAAGAAGAACAATATCAAAGAGAATTTGCAAATCAAGACGAAACATTAGTTGAAATAGAAAAAGACACATACAAACAAATGTGCGATTTAATGGAAAGTAACACAATACCCTTTATGGGAATAGCTTAATGGAGAAAAATGGATATTTTAGCAGTATTGGAACAGTTTGGAATACCAGTTACGATGACGATAGCGTTCGGATTTTTTATATGGAGGCAGAACAAGTTCATACAAGAAACTCTAATGACAGAGTTAGACCAAGACTTCAAGAGGTTGGAAGGTATTATTATCAAACTAATCGACCAACAGAAGAAAGTACAAATGGAGCAAAAGAAACTAAACGGAATCTTTAAAGCTCAAGTAGAAATAATCGCAAGACTATCAGGTAACGGATTAAAAGACAAATTTCTAAGAATTATGGAAAAAGGTGGTATGAAAGATGATTAAACAAACAAAAAAAATGACAATAGTAACTCCTATGGGTAGTCTTACAAGTGATTCAGGCAGTCATTTTGTAGATGTTGTAACAGTTCTTGGGGTTATCGTGGCGTTTGTGATACTTAAAAAGATAGTAAGTAAATACGTTAAGTAGATTCTTCAGCAGCAATTATAGATAACTCCCACTCTTTTCTTTGACCTTTAGTTGGTCTACGAGCACTTAATGGTTTTATACCAACAGCTTCAGCTCTTTTCTTCCAAGCATACCACTGTTTACGTTTTTCATTACGATTCTTCTTATTTAACTCTTTATCTATAACTTTCTTAATAACAATCTTTTCTTCTTTTTCAGTCATAGACTTTTCTCTAGGTGGTAAATCCTCAGGAATAACTACATCATCTAATACTTCAGTATAATCAGCTTCTTCTACATCAGTCTTTAAAAACTTCTCAAAAGGACTATCTACTGTAATATTGACGTTCTTTACTAATTTACCACTATGCTCTAACACTAATCTAGCAGCTTGTACATTACCGTGCTTAGCTTCCCTTACCATAGAATTAATAACAGCAGGTAACTGACTACCAAACTCAGTCATATACCTTTCATAAATCTTATCTATAAAGTTACCATCTTCACGCCATTTGCTTACACAGCGTTCTGCAACACCTACTTTTTCAGCAACTTCTCGTATAGTCATATTAGGATTAAGTGCAAAAAGCTCTATGGCTAGTATTTTTTGGGGTTTTTTCTTGGCTATAGAAGTATCCATAAGCATAATTTAGTACATATTGGTACTTCCTGCAAACTTTTTTTTAAAAGGGTGTCAAGGTACTTGTTTCTCGTCTTTTTTGTGGAATAGGACCTGCATCGGGGGGATATGAGGCTATGCCCCCTTACCCGTTAAGGCAAGGAGGCGAGGCAATTGGGAGTTCGTGGGGTAGGTGTGCGAGGTGTTAAAGCCCTTAATCTTCCTGGTCCTGGTGAATCATTTTGTTAGTGTCACCTTGAATTTTAAATATACCGTTTAGATTTTGAAGTCTAATATTTACTTTACCCACTGTTAAGTCTATATATTTAGAATCTCTTGTATCTAATTTAATACTTACTGTATCTGAACAGTTTTTATCGCCTAGCATATCCAAATAGATAGTATCTTCCTTGTTTCCTGATGAGTATTGGAAGTGTTCAATATCGGCTGTATATAGGTTAATTTGTGAAGCCTTAGAATTTTTGAATTTAAGTCTATCTGTAAACTCACTTTCTTTAACTGTAACTTTATTGTTAAAGTTTGTTTGTATTGTGTACTCTGTGTTTGACATTATTTTTTTCATTTTATTGCCTACTTTCTTTATTGTATTAAGTTAATTCTTAATACGTAGTAAATTACGGCTAAATACCACACCAAGCAAGGACTGTTACAAACTGTTACAACAGGCAAAACGTGCAATTAGACTGAGTAGTCGGTTTTAGACTGATGAGTCGAAAAGTAAACTGAGTAGTCGAAAAATAAACTACCTGTTCTTAAAATAAACTGGTGAGTTATATTATAAACTATAAAGTCGAATTATAAACCATAGAGTCGAACTATAAACTTATAAGTCGTAAATTAGAATTGTTGAATTATAATTGAAACGTGCATAACGTGCAGTTAAATGTAACAGTATGTAATAATACTTGACACGTTATTTAAGGCTCAAAAAGGGCTATTTTAGGCAAAGTTTTCTTTACACGATAGGCAACACCAAAAAATAATAATCCTACTTTTCTCTTAAAAATAAGGTAGTTACAAGAATCAAACGTGCATAACGTGCAGACAAAAATAAAGTCCTTGACATTGTCAAATATATGTTGTATAAGGAAAATTTAAAGGGTGTTAAATGTAACAATATGTAACAATCCTTTTCTAGTTTGTAAAGTTTCCTTAACTTCTAGGAGTAAAAAGATATAAATAATAATAATTAATAATAGGAGTTAATATGTTAAAATTTAAAAGAACTTATGAAGCAAGACAATTTACTAATATTGCTTATGACTTAATAGATGAAGGAATAATTAATAGAGATTGGTTTATAATTTGCTGTTTAAAATTTATGTCAGAAGATGATGTTAGAGAAATGATGTTAATAAATGAATTAGTAGAAACGGAGGACTAAACATTGAAAAAAATATTATATAATTATACTAAACTTAAAAAACATATTGAAGAAAAAATTGTTGAACTAGAAAATAAAACAGAAAATATATTTAACCCTAATATAATGGAAGATTTAGAATCATTATTATTTCAAAAAACTAGACTATTATATTTAAAAGAAAATTATAAGGAGAAAAAACAAAATGAACAAAACTAATATTAAAAATAAATCAGACTATGAAATGTATTTATTACTATTTAATAATTTATATATACCATTTAAATATATAACATTAGATTTAATTAATAATTTATTTGAGTATAATCAAGAACAATTATGTTATTTAAATGAACGATTAATAGAAGAGGGATATTCTTTATAGTAAATAATACTTGACACAAATATAAATAATGTTGTAAACTTAAACGTAAAAAATAGGAGAATTTATAAATGAATAAGAATGAGATAGTTAAAAAAGTTACAGAAGGTATAATAGAATGTTTAGAAAAGGGTACTATACCTTGGGCAAGTGGTTATATAAATAAAGTTGGTATGCCTAAATCATTTCACGGCAAATTTTATAGAGGTATGAATACTTGGATTTTAAACAGTGCAGTAATAAATAATAATTTTCCGACTAATAATTGGATTACTTTTAACCAAACTAGAAAACAAAAAGGACACGTAATAAAAGGTAGCAAATCAACGACAATAGTATTTTGGAAATTTTTAGAAGTAGAAAAAACAAAAGACGATGGAACAAAATACGAGGACACAATACCATTATTAAAAACTTTCAATGTATTTAATTTATCTCAAACTTCTTTATATAAAGAAAGTGATATTAAAGAAAAACCTATGAAAGTGAATAATCAATTAGCAGAACAGTTAATAGCAAATTGGACTGAAATTGTACCTATAAAATATGGTTATGATAATTTTCAAAGTCCGTATTATAGTCCAACAAGAGACTTTATTAATATACCATTTGGAAAAGGTGTAAATTGGAAAAGTGATGAAAGTTTAAATAAAACTACATTTCACGAAATTATACATAGTACTGGACATAAAAACAGATTAAATAGATTTGATAAAGCAAATTTAAATGGGTCAAATCCAAATATATTACACGATAAAGGGCAATATTCAGCAGAAGAACTAGTAGCAGAAATGGGTAGTCAAATATTAGCAGATGTATGCAATTTTAAAGAGAATCATATAGAAAATACAAGTGCCTATATAAATTCTTGGATTAAGTGTTTAAAGAATAATACAGACTGGGTATTGTGGGCAAGTGGTAAAGCAGAAAAAGCAGTCGATATGGTACTAGAAAATACTAATAAAAAATTATTTAAAACAGAAAAGGAGGTTTAAATTGAAACATAGATTTAAACACCTAAACAATAAAAAATTAGTAGATAGAATAAATTATAGATTTGCAAATGATTTAAATGATGATGATGAAGTATATGAATTATTTAGACGTAGAAATGAACAAGGATTTAAAGTTATAGTTGGATATGATACTTATAATATTGTGGAGGACAAATAATATGTTAAAGAAAAGAAAAGTAATAAATGGAATATGTGCAACAGAATATAGATGTGAATATAATTGCGGGCAAGATGGAACAGAAACAGAAATATCAGA